TACAAACAGCAACATTTGGCACAGACTTGGAATATGCAAAGTTTCATCAGACTGGAACTAGGTTTATGCCTGCTCGTAAGATTGTATTTGTGCCTAAACGATTTGCTCGCGGTTTGGCTAATGAAGTCGCTGATTATTTGGTATACGGTATGAAGGGTACTCGTGAGTATAAGAGATTGAAAGCGGCGGTATTTGACTAATGGTTGCATCAATGGAAGGCCCAGCGGCGGCAAAAAAATATGTAAGCGATTTTCTAGCGTCAGATTTACCTACGCGTTGTATGAACTATCGCAACACTTTGACATTGTCAGATTCAGAACTACCTAATCCAATCAAGTATTTAACTTATGAACCATTGACAATGGACAATTGGCCAACAATTATCACTTTAGTAGAATCAACTTCTCAAATAATTCGTGATGATGTGACGGCAGGTTTGCATCCCGTCTATCAAGTTGTTTACCGTATGCGAACGTATGTTTGGGTTCGTGCCGTTGGTCCTGATGCGGTTACGGTAGCACGAGACAATATGACGATGGTTGTAAGAGATGCGCTTTTGGATCGTCCTGCATTAAGAGGTGCTTCAGCCGTAGGAACAGATGCAGATATAAAAGTAGATGAAGGAACAATCACAGAAGACTTTTCTGATTTGACACTTCTAAAAGGTGAACGATTTTTAGCGGCTTCATTTCTTTCTTATGACTTGAGTCTTTATGAAACAATTTCTAGAGCGGACAAAGCAACGATGTTAACTGGTGTCGTCTCTGAAAGTTTGATTTCTAAAGTTCCTAGCGCTCCAGTTCTCACAGGTGCCACAGCGGGTGATACGAAAGTTACTTTGACTTGGAGAGCACCTACTTGGGATGGCGGAGGCACTGATGCGATCTCTGGTTACATCATTCAGTTCTCCACGGATAAAGGATCATCATGGGCAACTGCTGTTGCAGATACGGGATCACTTGATCCTGCTCATGCAGTTACTTCTTTAACTAACGGTACTTCTTATTTGTTTAGAGTTGCTGCTTTAAATGATGCTGGAACTGGTGAATACTCGGCTTCTTCTTTAGCAGTAATACCTACATCTTAATACTGGGTATGGGTGGTATTGTTGATGACAGGTCTGATACCTGCCATGAAACACAGTTTATGGCATGTAAGATTTGAAAACGTAAGTTCGGAATAAGCCAATTGGAGGCGCACGAATGCCGGGAGTAGTAGTAAATACCGCAGTTCGCAGTGGTCCAGCAACTACTGGGGAAGTAGTCTCTGGGCAGGCGTTTTTTGTAGGAACCTCAGTTCGAGGGAAATCATCAGAAGCAGTTCTAGTTCGTAATCTCACTGAGTACAAAAAGTTGTTTGGTGGATATGTTTCAGGAAACTTGTATGCCCATGCTCAAACATATTTTGAGGAGGGTGGAAGTCGTTTATACATTCAACGAGCCGTAGCAGATGATGCGGTCGCAGGATCAAAAGCCTTTGTAGATACTGGTGGTTCTACGGTGGCAACATTCACTGCGGCAGATGTTGGAGCGTGGGCTTCTAATCTGACTGTTCAAGTGTTAGCCGGTGATGTTACTGGTGTTCGTATACAAGTTGTACTTGATGGCGAAGTCATGTTGACTACCAATGACCTTGGAAGTTTGGATGAAATTGTTAACACAATAAATGGTTCTGTTGATGTTAAGCATATTTTGACTGCCGCTAAGGAGTCAGGTGCTACAAACATGCCAGTTACAGTTGCTGCTACTGCTTTAACTGCTGGTGCAGATGGAACATTGGTTACAAATGCAAGCGCTACAGATAACTATGTTGAGGCTTTGGGTCGCATTGCTAAGGATCTCGGTCCGGGTGCTGTGGCGATTCCGGGTATTGCTACGACAAACACTTATTGGCATCATTTAATTGATCATGCAAAAACTAATGATCGTATTGCTATTTGTGGATTTGCTTCAACTTCTACTATTTCGGCAGCAAAAACTTCTGTAAGTTCGGCTTCTCCTGCTCTTTATACAGATGGAGACGCTGAATATGCGGCATTTTATTATCCGTGGGTGAAGATTCCTGATCCTGCTGAAGCCGCTTTAGCAGTTTCCATTGCTCCTGACGCATATGTTTGTGCGAAGAGGGCAAAAGCCGCTAATGAGGCTAAAGGCCCATGGCGTGTTGGAGCAGGACTAATTTCAGAAGCCAATTACGTGTCAGATCTTTCAATGCCTTCTACTGAAACTATGAATAAGGCTAATGGCGATTCATTGGATAATGCTCGCATCAATGCTTTAAGAGTAGTAAATGGCAAGGTTCGTGTTTATGGTGCTCGTTCAGTATCAGCAACTGAGAATGATTGGAGATTCATTACATCTCGTGACACGCTTAATCATATTGTTTACCAATGTGAGAAGCGTCTTGAAGATTATGTTTTCTCAACAGTTGATGGTCGTGGCGCACTGTTCAATGATATTAAAAATTCGATTGTCGGTATTCTTGAACCAATTCGCAAGTCAGGTGGACTATATGAGGCTTACGCTTCAGACGGGAGTCGTTTAGATCCCGGTTACACAATCACATGCGCTGATAGCAATAACCCAGCAAACCAATTAAATATTGGTCAAGTAACTGCGGATGTTGCAGTCAGGGTATCTGCGGTTGGTGATAAAATTACTGTCAACATAACCAAGTCGAATATGACGGCTGGCGTTCTTTAACGGTTAGGAGTTTAGATTAAATGGCTGGACAGAAACTTTCACAGCGGCAGATTGTCGCAAAGATAGAACCAGTAGAGGCTGCGTCACCACGCTTAGAAGGCTATTTTGCCCAAGTAAGCGGTGGTGAAATTACCGCTTCGGTGGAAAAGGTTTATGATGGCGGACAGCGTTTTCCAGAGACACTCTGCGCCCCTGCCGACATTGGTGACATCACTGTTACACGCCACTATGAGAGCGAACGTGATGGAGCAAAGTTGGAAATCTTACGTCCTCTAGTGGGGCAGGCTTATTACAACGTCACTATTACTGAATTGAATTGTGACTTGGAAGTTGCCAACACGAGGCGAATCTACACAGAGGCTCTTTGTGTCGGAATGACTGAACCAGATGGTGATGCTTCTTCGGGTGCTCCCGCTTCGTTCAGCCTTACTTTCTCAATTGGACCTCTCGCTTCTTAAGCAATAAATAAAATATAAATAACCTAATTAAACTAAACTTGAAACACCTGTTTCAATAGGTGTACCATTTGGTGTATTCAAGTCATATGTCAGGAGTGTCAATAATGGCAGACGAAAAAACTATTACTATGGGCTTAGATGATGCTAAACCTTCTATTGAAGATCGCACTAAAGCCAAACCAACTATTTTAGATCAATTACGGACAGAAATAGAAAAAAAGGTTGAACGTCCAAGTATTGAAATTAAAGTTCCAGAGCGTGAAGGCGTTGCAGTTCGTTTTTCACCGAATATTACGCAACAGCAATTACGTGCTTGGCGACGCAATTCAGGCGAAAACTCTAAAGATGGCTTTGATCCATTGAAGTTTGCTTGTTATGTAGTTGGTTCATGTTGTGAAGCAATCCTAATGAATGATGAAGTTGTTGTGGATTCAGATGGTGTAGAAGTGAGTTTTGCTTCTCAAGAGATTCTCGATATGACAAATGATGTGCGACCTATCCCTGATGGAATTCGCAGATTTTATGGGGTAGACCCTCATCTTGAAGCCACGGCATTGACCATTTTGGATCATGCAGGATACGGAGACGAGGTAGAAGCAGAGGAAAACCCTACGAACGAATAATAGAAGAATTTTCAGAATCTCCTATTATTCAGACAGCGGCACGCCTTGGGGAACTTTGGGGCACAGATCCGATCAAAATCCTAAATGTTACAGAAGCAGAGTGGGCTATTCGGATAGCATGTGCAGAGGTGATTGCTGCTGACCGTGCAGAAGATGAACGTAAGCGAGAGGCTAAGTCACCTAGATAGAAATTATTAGTTAACTTAAGAAAGCCTTCGTTATGGCAGTTGAACAGAAAGTAGTCATACAGGTCGAAATCGACCCAGATATGAGTAAAACTGCTGCGGTCACTGCCTTTCTTACAAAGTTGGATCGTTCAACTAAAAGAACTAGTAATACTCTTAAAGTTTTTGATGCTGGTTTTAAAAAGTTTGGTGTCAGTGTAGGTAAAACCACTGCCAAATTAATGGATTTCGGCAAAACATTGCTGAAACTTAATTTGAAAGTATTCGCAGTTGAAATTGCTGCGGTTACAGCATCTATGTTAGCGATGAAAGCAGCATTGGCTGTTGGTAGTGGTTTTATGAAAGCGTGGACTAACACTGTTAAGTTTGCGC